CACCCGTTGCACTGAATGCGTCGGGGTTAGCTGATGAGTATATAAAGGCCGACACCGAGGGTCGAGGTACGGATAGGTTTGATATCTACAAGCAGTTACGGTCTCAAAGCCCGGATAACTTGTTCGCGGCTATATCGGATACGCGGGCGCAGCGTCAAGCTTTGCTATCAAAAGATGGAAGACCCCCGAACAGAGGGTCACCCAAGGCGGCTTTGTGGAACCAGCTCAGTAGAAAAGACGAGCTTTTAACGTCTATATGGAGCGAAGAATCCAAACGTGCTCCAAAGAAGTCCAACGCCACAACGGATCAACAGCAGATCGGCAAGGTAAAGGCGGCACTTCGTAAGGCTGGGTATTCCGCGGAAGATATCGACACGATTATCGAAGAGCGCTCCGATCCCGTCACTGGGCTTGATCTGACCTCGATCGGTGAACTGCTCGAACTCGGAACCAAACCTGTCGGTGCCAAACTGGGTGACAAAGCTGTAGCTGCTATACAAGCTGGTGATCTGCGTGGTGCGTTGCGTGCAATAGCCGAGTCGGGCTCTACACCCCTGATGCGGGAAGTGGCAAAGAAGCTGCTCTCCAAGGTCGGCAACACGCGCATTGTGGTTGGTGTTACAAAGGGCGCTGGGGAATATAACCCAATTCCCGACACTATCACGATGTCCCCCGATGGGATGTACGAACACACCCTGCTGCATGAGATGGTTCACGCGGCAATATCGCACGTCCTGCGTAATCGGTTCCACCCGCTGACCCAACAGCTTGCCAAGCTCTACCAGCAGCTTGCCCCCCGATTGCGTGGGCAGTATGGGGCCCAAGACGTGCAGGAGTTCGCGGCGGAAGCGCAGACCAACCCAGATTTCAGGACCTCCCTGCAGAGCATTCCGCTGCCGCAAGGCGCACTCAAGACGGCATGGGACCACTTCGTTAACGCAGTCCGCAAGTTTTTAGGCATGTCCCCGCGCCAGTCGAAGACCGCACTCGACAAGATCGACAAGCTGCTGAATGACCTGCTGGAGACGGCGGATGTAGAGCCGCGCACCCCGGGAGATATTTTGTTCTCGGTTGCCAACGTATCGGGCTCTCCTAAAGCCTACGCCAAGTTCCTCAACGGTATGGGCAAGCAAGTTCGTAACCTGCCGGAGATGTCGCAGGGCTGGAAAGACGCGACAAGCACGCTGGAGCGGGGGCTTACATCCGCGCTGACAAAAACGATGGACTTGAATCAGCTGTCGGAAATCTACGCAGATCGCGTACCGGCGCTGCGGGACATGCTAGATGGTATCGGCCAACGCAGAGGTTTCGAGAATACGCAACACGCCACCCTGAGCTCTAACCTGCTGTCGCTGGAGAAACTGCGTGAAAAGACAAAGCCAAGCGAATGGCAGACGCTTGAAGATGTGGTGACCGACTCGACTATCGCCATGTATGACCCGACAAACCGCAGCCGAAGCGGTATGCCCGACGCACCTGAAGGCCCCGCGATCCAACGTGCATATAACAGCATGTCGGACGAACTGAAGAAAGCGTATTCCACGATCAAGGATCACTACCTTGACCTATTCAAGAACTACAAGGCCGCGCTGGAGAAAGACCTGCTGGTGTTGCCCGCCGACGAGCGGCAAAAGATTCTGGATGCGATCGACTCACGGATTAAGCCTTACTTCCCGCTGATGCGGTTTGGTGACTACTTCCTGCGTTTCGAGCGCGATGGCGAAACGGTCACAATGGCGTTTGAGTCCCCGGAAGTGCGTAACGCATTTATCGCGTCGGAAAACATCGACCGCAAAGCGCCGGGGTTCCGCTCGTTCCAAAGTCTGGAGGAGGTGCTGTCTCGCCCGCCGTCTGACCCGATGATCCAACGCACACTCAAGGCGCTACGGGACAACGGCGCGGATCAAGCGGTAGTGGATAACGTCCATCGGGCGTTGCTGCAGCTCTACCCCAAGCAGTCCGCGATCATGAACATGATCAAGCGTAAGAACGCCCCGGGCTTTGAGCAGGATGTTGTGCGTGGGTATGCCACGCTGGCCCCGAAGTTGATATCACAGACTGCGTCCCGGATGTATAACCGCACGATCGAGGATGCTGCATCCAACGCACGAATCGAGCTGGAGAACTTGTCAGGGAGTGACCCGCGTGGGTTTGACCCAATGGCCGATGAGTTGGCCCGTGAGTTGTCTGGCGAAAAGAACTCTCGCCTCGACGTGACGTTGAACCCGAGCATGGGCTCGATCGCGCAAAGCTTGAACTGGATGACTTACGGCTTCCACATGGGTGCCAACGTGTCGTCGGCCATCGTTGAATTGACCTCGACCCCGATGATTGCCTATCCGCTGCTCGGCGGACGGTATGGTTTTGGCAAAGCGTTTTCTGCGCTAACCGATGCGTCCAAAGAATACGGCAAGCTGATATTTAAAGACGCGGGCAAGAACTTCCAGACGCATCACTATCTGTCCACGGTCAACACGGTTCCGCCGGGTCACAAGTACCACAACCTGATCAAGACGCTGCAGGCCCGGGGTGTGACCAACGTGTCGGTTGCGCAGGAGATCATGGACACGCAAGCAGCTCGTGGTGGCACGATGTCAAAGCTTCGTCGCAATATTGGCACAGCGCTGGGCATCATGCACCACCATGCGGGTATGGCTAACCGTGAAATCACGGCGATGGCTGCGTATGATCTGGCGAAGAAGGCCGGAAAGTCTGAAGAGCAGGCCATTGACTACGCGATAAAGACCACGGTTCAAGCGCACGGCAGCGGCATGATCGAAACAGCGGGCACCATATTCCAGCACCCGGTTGGCCGCGTGATCCTGATGTTCAAGCGGTATGCTCAGAACATGATGTTCCTGATGGCGCGGACTGTGTACGTCGCTACCAAGGGGGATAACACCCTTACGCCGGAAGAGCAGGTCATGGCCAAATCGATTGCTCGCAAGCAGCTGGCGGGTATGTTTGTCATGGCGTATGCGTTCGCTGGAGCGCAAGGTATGCCGTTCTATGGGCTGCTGGAGTTGATCCATGATGCGCTCGACGCTGCGTTTGGCGACGATGAAGACCCACAAGACTTCAACCTGATGGTTCGCAACGCTATCGGTGAAATGAATTACAAGGGCCCGTTCGGTGCCCTCACCGGTATGGACATCGCTCAACGCACAGGCTTTGGTGACTTGATCCTGCGTGATGACTCCCGGACGAAGGCCGAGCTGGGCCCGGTTCGCTACTATGTCGAGCAGCTGCTCGGTGCGCCGATGGGGATGGTCGGCAATATCGATCGCGGTTTCCGCATGATCAACGAAGGTTACTGGGAGCGTGGTCTGGAGGCGATGTCTCCTGCTGTACTGCGCAACGTATTCAAAGCCAACCGTTATGCCATTGAAGGTGCCACGACGCTTAAAGGAGACCCGATCCTCGACGATATCAGCATGACGGAGTCGCTGTTTCAGTTGGCAGGCTTTGCCCCGACCCGGCTGTCGGAGATTTACGCTCGGCGTGGTGCTGCAGAAGAGATGGAGCAGGCGATCCAGAACCGCAAGAACCGGCTGCTGGACCAGTATGAGATGGCTCGGGACTCGGGGGATGATGACGCACTCGACTCCGTCCGGGATAAGATCGCTCGCTACAACGAGCTGGTGCCGGAGTATCCCATCACCGCCAAGACAATCCGTGACTCTATCGAAGGTCGCCGCAAGCGCGAAGCGCAGGCGCTGTATGGGGTGCAGATCAACCCGAAACTGAGAGAGAAGATTCGCCGGACTATCGAGGGAGAGGAATAAAAAACCCCCGGCATTGCGCCGGGGGTGAAGGGGAGGAGAAGCGACGACTAGCGAGGAAACTAGCGTCAGGCGGATACTAGCACGGGTCAACGGATACGCCAAACCCGCAAGCCGGTCAGCCCTTTTTCGGCCACTTCCTCAACCTGCAGCTTGTAGCCATGCGGGTCTTCAGCGTCTAATAACTGTTTCTTCAGTTGTTGGGTCATCACCAGCGGTGCGGGTACAAAGAATGACCCCCCGATCACCAGCTTGTCCCAATCAATTATTACCGGTATTCCCAGTATTTGCGGCTTTGTCGGCATCGCTCATTACGTCCTGATCGATATCACGGAGAACCAGCACTCGTTCATTGGCGGATATGCTGGTGCCTTTGCCCAGACGCTTGCGGGTAATCTCCCGGAACTTGCCCTCGCGTTTGAGATAGGCAACAACCGAATCATACGACACCTGCCGACGAGCGCAGAACTCACGGAACCGGGCTGCACTGATGCACAGCTCTTTGGTGTCCGGCTCGTAGCGGATCAGCAGCTTACCTTTGGGCTCTTTGATGGGGGCATCAAACAGGGTACCAACCGCGGGCATACCCTTGATGACCAGTGTGTCGTTGATGTGATCGGACAGGAACGCACCCAGCACCTCATCCAGCGGCACTGTCTCAATGGCGGACTTGGCTTTGAGGTCGATCAGATATTTGACGACCCATTGGTAGAGACGCTTCAGGTCCGCGGAAGTCAGGTTCATAACCCCACATTCCATAACGTAGACTCCCGCCGTAAGGATGGCGGCAGCGGTTGCCGACTGGTACTGTTCCCGTTGCTGTAACCCGGCTGCGGCATCGAGCTTCAGCTGCACCTTGCGGAACGTGTCGTGGATCGTGTCGGTCTTGGGGAGCAGGTGCTGGATGTATACCTCGCCAGCAATACCGTAGTTATCAAACAGGGGCAGGAACAGAGCGTCGGACTCAGCCTTACTGATACCGGCGGGGATAGACACTTGAAACTCCAGAATCCGGCGCAGCTCCCCGTCGGGTTCGCCCTTGATCAGCCGCAGCTTGTCGCTGATGGTGGAGTTGCCGGTGACCAGACTGATGTTGTTCCACGTCGATTTATTGGTTCGCTCGATGTTGGCCGACGAGGTCATGCGGTTCCGGGCGCGGCCCTGCATCGTGCTGTAAATGAACTCTGACAGGTTCTCAGGTATCTCGTTGGTGATCTCGTCCGTGGTGGCCGATATGTTGTTCAGCACCCCCACCCGGTTCAGCCGTGCGTTCACCGTATCCCGCAGGATCAGGCAGGTATCCTTGGGGTGGCCGAAGATGCTGTTGACCATCCAGAGCATCGTGGTCTTGCCGGTGCCGCCGCTGTCAGAGTGCAGGCTGATGATGCCGCCTTGGGTCTTGGTGAAGGGCATCAGGGGTGAGGCGAACCCCGCCAGCAGGGAAAAGAGCTGCAGCTCCATGCCGGGTTGGTTGTAGTAGTTGGCGATCTTCTGCCAGCCCTCAAGAGTGCCTGCCTTTTGATACATCGTCGCGATGTTGACGGTAGTGACCGTGGGTGGGCTGTAGCGTACCTCGTCGGCCCGGATTTCCCGATCGCCCACAATGAAGGATTGGTTGTTATCCGCCCAGCCAAACTGCACCCGCCCGAGCTTGGATTGGCTCGACTTCTGATACGTGTTTACCCAGTAGTTGGAATACGCCATAAGTTTGTCCAGTTGTTGTCCTTGCGGGCACATGCCCACCGTTGCAATCGCATCCCGAAACCGCTCCTTCGCCAGCACATCGGCCAGCGGTATGCAGAACTCCTTGACCCCGTCCTGCGGGAAATGCACCCGAAACAGCCCCGTCGCCCCTGAATGTGGGTCCGCGATCTGCGCAACCAAGTAGAAGTCATGGGGGTAGATCAGGATGTCTTCTTCGTGCAGCTCCTTGGTCTTCTTGTCCTCCACCTGCTCCCGCACGTACACCCCGCCGTTTTTGCCGCGGAAGAAGGGAAATGGGTAGGCAGGTATCTCATACGTCACCGGCTCGTCGGACTCCGGCAGCACCACCTCAACCGTGCGATCCTCCTGCGTGGCCTCCAGCACCCGCCCCATGCCCAGCGTAATCGGGGAACTGATCTTGCCAAAGTGCGGGCACCCTTCGCACAGGGTAGCGTCTATATTCTGGAACGACGTGCAGGTGTAGGGCCCCTTGGTCGCGCTGGCTTTGCGCTCGGTCTCGTCCGGGCTGTAGTCGGGGTGCTGCCGTGAGACCACATGGATGGCTTTATCGCGATCGGCGCAGTGCTGGGCCACCGACAGAACAGCTCGCCACAGGGGCTCCGGGATGGTGGCTTGGTTACCCACCGCGTGCATGATCTGGTTGCACCCCTCACCGGCCACGCTCTTCTGCAGGATATCCTTGAAATGAGACGGGCGGTTGGCCAGCAGGTTCTTGGTGACCTCGTCCATCGGGCGCTTGACAGCAGATGTCTCGAACTCTGATACTCCCAACAGCTTGCGCAGTTCATCAAAGGGCGTGACTGCCCCACTCTTGAGGAGCTCCACTGGCAAGGGGTTATCTTTATCCTTGACGTTGAAAGACCCCGGCACCCGCAGCACCCGCACGGCGTCAGCCGTAACAGCAGGGTCAGCCTTGAACCCCTTGATCGCGCACAGCTGCTTCAATTTCTCAGCCAGCGGCTTCCACTGCATCCGGGTCACGGCCTCAGTAAACGGCCAGTAGGCATGAATGCCCCGGCCTGAATTCACGACCCATGGGGTCGGCAGTCGCATGTCCTTGACGAACTCCCGCAGTGCAGCAACAGCCTCAGCCTGCGTAGTGTATTTCTTGCCTTCTTCGTCCTCTCCACAGTCCAAGTCCACAAACAGGGACCGGATCAGCTTCATGTTGTCCGTCGTGCGGGTGCTGGCGGTATTGAACGTCGCCAACGCAAAAAACGTGTTTTGCCCCCCACTGATTAGTGTGTCGCATCGTGCTTCGAGGTCGGGTATCGTATCGTGAAACGTCTGGGCTACACGCTTCCCATCGATCGCCACCGCCACGTAGACCCCCGCCGCAGGCAGCACAGCCTGCAGGAATTCACTTCTTGTTTGCATGGGTGATCCGTCCGAAAGAAAAAATGGGGGTAGGCGTCCCTACCCCCCAAAACGACCTAGCTTCAGTCGTCCCACTCAGCAAGCAGTGCTTTTGCGTCCTTCTTCGGTTCGGGTGCAGCAGCCTTCGTGTTGCGCTTGGTCGGGGCTTCCTCGTCCGACTCGGCCTTCTTCTCGACGGGCTTGTCGTTGCTACGGAACTCCTCATCCCGCTTGGCGATCTGTTTCACACCGTCCTGCTGCGACACCGTAAACGCGATGGCCTGTTTGGCAGCGGGGGTCTGTCCGGCCTGCTGGCATGCCTCAAACTCAGCCTCGGTCAGCGGGCGCACCGCCTTGAAGGTCAGCTTCGGGGTTGCCGCATTGGTGTCGAACCGGGCCTCAGTCACGACCGCGGTGATGGGCACATTGAAGCCAGCGAGGAACTTGGCATAGGAGTTGAGCGGCAGCTTGCCGTTCTCGCCGTCACCAAAGATCGACGCAGCAGGCAGGGACAGCTGAAACACGTCGCCACCCAGATCATTCTCCAACACCACAGCCAGACGACGGCTGAAGCGGCAGGCACGGGAATCACCCTGACCCGAGCCCTTGATGTTTTGTGGGCAGGTGGCGCAGGTAATAGCCTGCGGGGTCTCAATGCTCTTGTCCGGGGTATCACCATCGGCAGACCAACAAGCGGGCGCTGCAGCCTTCTCGGCATCCGGATCGTAGGTGCCTTGATAGAATGTGCGCCCGACCTTCGGTGCTGCGTTGACGATGACGAAGTTCATCGCCCGGTCCTCGTTAACTGCGATCTCTTTGCCGCCGGACAGCAGACGCCACACGCCGCCCTTGATCGAGATGCGCTTCGAGTTGGAACCACCACCCAGCAGGCTCTTGGTTACATCGTCCATCTCCCGATTCTTGAGGTATGTCGGGAGTTGGTTGCCGTTTTGAAACAGGGTCATATCAGTTGCCATTATCACTTCTCCTTGGTTGAGTTACTGCGCCGTACTGTTACATCGTAGAAGCTGTCCGAATTAAGCCCGGGGATTTTGATACCCGGGTTGTCCTTCAAAAACGTCTTCATGTTGCCTTGACTGATGCGGCGTTCCATCAAATCAAGTGTGTCATGCTCTTTGCAGAATTCGTGCATCGAGCCCCAATCAGACGACCAGTAGCGGGTCTTGACCGACCGCGTCACCGTGCCAAACTGCGTCTTGAGGCTATCCGCACCAATCAGCTTGCACTTCTCCAGCAGCTCGAACTTGATGGTCTCAAGCTGCTCCTTCAACGCACCATCATCTTCTTCATACTTACGGGCCAAGGCTTCGCGAGCGTCACGAATCTTAACGAACACCTTGACGAGTCTATCTGCTCCGATCTCGTCACTCATTTCCCATCTCCTCTTTGTAAAGACCGACTAGTTCCTCATGAATATCTACTTTGCCCTGCAACATCTTGTAGAGCTTGCGCTCCACTGAACTACCCTGCAGATGCACGACGGTCGATTTGTTTTTCTGTCCCGACCTGTGAACCCGTGCGTTTGCTTGGAGGTACGTTTCTACTGACATCACCGGCGACCAATACACAACAGTGTTTGCAGCGTGAAGGGTTACGCCATGTGATGCGGCCTGCGGTTGAATCACCAGCACACGCGGGTCAGGCGTGGTCTGAAACTTGTTGAATATTTCTGTCCTCTTCCCCGGCGATACACCACCGTCAATCACATCCACCGTATATCCGGACTTTTTAAGTTCTTCTGATATGGCGTAGATGCTGTGCCGGTAAGGAGCAAATACTAGGACTTTGTGGCTGGATTCGTCAATGACCTCTTTGAGAACACTCATGCGGCTCTTGCAATCAAAGTCCACAATCTCGCCGCTGTCTGCGTATATTGCACCGCAACTAATCTGTAGTAACTTAGTCAACTTAGCCGCAGCATTGACCGCGCTAATCTCCTCCCCCGCCGCCATCATCAACATCTCGGTGCGCATTTGCTGGTAGTACTTCTCTTGCTGCTTCGACAGCGGGACAT